TTCGTCAATGATAATGACTTTGTGTTTAGAATCTGACGTAAGCGATACGGTCGAAGCAAAGTTTTTCGCATTATTTCTGACGGTATCAAGGAATCGTCCCTCATCGGATCCGTTGATGACATATACGTCTGCTCCTAGTTCGTTACAAAGTGCCTTTGCTACAGTGGTCTTGCCAATACCAGGAGGACCAGCAAGTAGCATGTTAGGAATCTCCCCTTTATCTAGGAAATCCTGAAAGGTCTTCTTTATAGAAGCAGGCAGAATACACTCAGAAATCGTCTTAGGACGATACTTCTCTACCCAAATAAAATCACTCATAGTCATTCCAAAGGTCTTTCAAATTCATTGGAAACAATATCAGTTGCCTTCAATTGTTCCCTCATATATTCTACACCCTTATCAGGCATAGATTCATCACCACAAGTAAAAATATCACACACTGCCATGTTTTTTTCTGGCCATGTGTGAATACTGATGTGACTCTCAGCAAGCATAGCGATACTTGTAACACCTTGGGGTTCAAACTTATAAGCATTCAAGTTCAAGAGAGTTGAATTGGTCTCTTTCACTGTTCTATACATAAGTTTTCTAATGAACTCCAAATCATCAAGGAGTTCAGAAGGACAACCTTTAAGAGTAAAAAGTATATGTTTCATCAACCAAAAGTCGAATCAGGTTCTAGTGCAATAAAGTATGTAAGGTTATATTTGGAGTTAGTGAACTTAGACAAGAGTTTAGATGAAACAACAACATCATAGGCACCAGGAATGATTTTGATGTTCTCAATCTTAAAGTTGAAAGTAAACTCTTTATCAGTTTCACCAACAACAAATTCTTCTGCGTGAGAGGTATCGTTCTTCTTATCACGAACAACCAACTTCACAACGCCTGCACCACCAACAACGGACAGATCAGGAAGTTGCAGAACAGCAGCAGCTTTGAGAACTTGAGAAAGGGTATTGCTGTCAAGTTGAAAGCAAACATCCTGAGTTGGGAGACTGATTTCTTTTTCAGGAGGAGCAATAATAACAGCAGGGTCAGAATAGAAATACTTACCCCGACGATTACCTTCACGATAGGCAAGATAACTTTCTTCTTTAAAATCCAAACCCGGATTAGTATAAGTGCTCAGAATGTTCAGAAGTTGATTCAGATCATACAGGGCAACATCACGAGGGAACTCTTCATCAATCTCTGCTTCAGCAAGAATGTTTTTAGCAACAGAGATAGTGCGGAGTTTAGTACCCTGTTTCACAAGAATAGAATTGTTGATACCTGCAAAGTTTTTGAGAATAGTCAGAGTATTGTCGGAGAGTTTCATGTTAATAAGATTCACTGGTTGTAGGTTTCACGTTTGGCGTTCTTGTCATTGAAGTGCATCAGAAGCACAGCATAGTGCAGGATCTTCATGATGTCACGGCGGGCAGTGCCCTTCTTATCGTAGCGAGAGGCATACTTGAGGATGTTGGATCGACAGAATGCTTCACCATCACCACATGCTTCAATCAGATCAAGTGTCTGAATTTTATCATCACCAGCAGAATAATGCTGACTGTATGTGCCGGAAATATAATCGGTCAGTTCCTTGAGGATAGTATCTTCGCTGTATTTGTAGCGGGAATCATTGTTCATAGTGTTGTCAAAAATAGTTATTGTACCCGTTGTAAGATTGTGTTCATCATCGGGACCGTACATAGTATCGTAAAGCAGAGACCAAGAGTTTGTCATTATTATATCAGGACTGAACTTCTTCGTCAATCGGCATCTCAAAGTCAACATCAACTTTGTCGTAAAGTTCAAGAAACGCTTGCTTTGTTTCATCATCAAAGCGATTTGAACAAACTTGAATTGCCTTTGCCTTATCATCAAAGATCTTATATGCCTTTACGATATGAACCAAACGACGGGTGCTGATAATCTCCTCAATACCACCATCATAGAAGGTCTTACGGATAATATCTGCCCAGTCAGCAAGACGCTTACAGAAGTTCTCATCATCACAAATCTTACCGAGAATCTTCTGTTCAGTCTGAGGAGTAGGATATTCCTGCTCCAGAGTTACTGGGAATCGCTCAAGGAAGGCTTCGTTGAGCACGTTAGTTCCAATGAATCGTCCATCGTCTGAACCTTTACCTTTAGTGTTTGCGGTTGCGATGACGTTGAAACCTGCACTGGGTCGGACAAACTGTCCAATTTTTTTAAGGAAGACTCCATTTCCTTCAAGAATGCTCTGGAGACAGAGAATTTTATTAGAGGCGAGGTCAACCTCGTCAAGGAGCAAGATAGCTCCTCGTTGGAGTGCTTCAATGACTGGGCCATTGTGCCAGACTGTGGCACCATCAACAAGACGGAAACCGCCAATAAGATCATCTTCATCAGTTTCGATAGTAATGTTTACACGGATAAGTTCTCTACCCAATTGAGCACACGCTTGCTCAACTGAGAAAGTTTTACCATTACCGGAGAGTCCAGTAATGAACGTTGGATAGAATAGACGGGACTGAATAATTTTTTTAAGATCGGTAAAATTGCCAAACTTGACGAAGGAATCATCTTTTTCCGGAATGAGATTTTGAACAATTGCAGGTAACGCTGCAGGAGAATTATACGACACTTCCAATTCTTGAACTGATTCTTTCGTCACTTCAAGATTCCACTTAGCACGACTCACTTTACAACCCTCCTTTTCAAGACGACGGGTAACGCTTTGATAGTTGCAATCGTTCATAGCACACCACCCCCGAATGTCAGCAGAAGTGACTTCAGGACCATAAGAGTCTTTGAGTGAGGCGATGATAGATGATGTGGAAAGTGCCATTAGTGGTTTGTTTCAACACAGTAATTATACAAAAAAAGAGGGTCATGTAGACCCTCTAGTGGACAGTTATATAAGTGTCACATCATTTGGATTTACGAAGGGACCTCTTACCAGGTTCTTCTAAAGGAGCAGGTGCTGCCAACTTAACTGGTTCTGGAGCTGGTTTTACGACTGGTTTTGGGGCAGGTGCGGGCGCGGGTGTTTCCACTGCTTTACCGCTAATTAGATCTCCAAATCTGCTCATGGTCTTTACGTAGTTTTCTATTATTTATTAAGCGACAAGTTCTATAAATTCACCAAGAATTTTTTTATTCATTTTTTTAACACGAAGACTCTTAACAAAGGCACTTTTAATCTGAGTTTTGGTAGCATCTTCTTTTACCTCAAACTCAGTCTCCTGTGATAGAGAGTTTGCAGAAAGTGCGAAGTAACTATGATACCCAGAGTTTTTGATAGTAAATGCCTTTTCTTTACGCCAAGAAAGTTCTGCCTTATCATATTCGTCATTAAAAACTCCACAATAACGACGAATGAATGACTTGGCGTCCCTGGACTCTAGGACACGAATACCAATAAAGTTAATATCGAGGAAAGATGATTTCAAATCCTCCAGTAAAATATCTGTCATCTCATACCATTCACTACCAAGAGAACGGGTGATTCCAGTTTTTCTGTTTCGAAGGAAACAATTAGGACCAAGAGAATTTATTCCGATGAAAGGTTCGATAGCATTACGACGGAATATTTCACGATGGTACTTAAGAGGACATGCCTCACCATCAGTCAGAATTACACACTGAACTTTTTGAAGTTTGTTCTCACGTTGAAACTTTGGAAGAATCTGATATAGAGAAACCAAGGTTTCATTCAAAGGAGTTCCAGAGAGGTTCCATCCAATCGGACTAGGATATGTAACCCAATAACGGTGAGCATGTGCAATCCGGAAAACATTCTTCATCTGCTTTTCAAGTTCAGAACCACTCGTTTTACTAGTGAAGATGTTCATGAGGGAGAACCATTCAGGAATAGAAAGTAATCCATCTTGAGGGGTGTAGCAACGCTCACGAATTGTAGAAGTGCCATCAGTATTACATCTAATTTGAGGGTACTCACTAGTAAAAGCATAAACATCAAAAGGAATAGATACTTTTTTACAGAACCACATCAAATTATAAAGTTGTTTGAGTGTATCCATCAAAACAGTATTCATAGACGCAGACCAGTCAAGAATAAACACTAACCCATGATTTTTTCCATCAGCAAGAGTAGTAACTTTCTTGAAAAGATCTTCACTATATTTGTAGGTATGAAGTTTAGAACAATCTAGAACACCGGTACGGGAAGTTGTAGCACGAGCATATGAGTCTGCTGCCTTCTTACATTCAAACTCCTTAACCAGATAATTAACTTCTTTCTGAGCAGACTTCTTAAATTTGAAATACTGAGAATCAATAAAATCGAATGCATCACTCTGTTCATATTCATGCCAAACTTCAGTACATCTCAAATGAACCTCAGAATT